ACCACAGGCTGAGTGTTGGTCACCGCAATACCTGCTGCTGTTGTACCGCTACCAGGTGCTGAAAAAGCAACTGTTGTGTTTGCCGTGTAACCCGTACCAGGATTACTCATGATGACTTGGGTGACAGAACCGCCTGATATGATGGCTGTACCTGCAGCATTGCTACCAGAACCTGAGAAAGAAACAGAAGGTGCAGACGTATAACCTGTGCCTCCACTGGTTATCAACACGGATACTGTACCTGTGGCAAACGTCACCAAAGAAGTCACCGCATTGGCTCCGCTACCACCTCCACCTGTGATGTGAACACTTGGGGGAGTGGTATATCCTGCACCTGCGTTGGTCAAGGTAATGCTATTGACTTGTCCTGAACTTAAAACTGCCGTGGCTGCGGCACTGCTACCGCCACCCCCAGTAAAACTAACGCTAGGTGCAGTCAAATACCCTGAACCAGGATTGGTAATAGATATTGCTACTACTGCACCACCAGAAATGGTTGCCACACCCTGAGCTGTGACACCACCAGCCGTTGTTGGAGCTGAGAATGATACGCTAGGCAATGCTGTGTATCCTGTACCTCCTGTGGTGACGTAAGCAGAGGCTACACCACCTGCACCAGTGGTTATTGTAGCTACCGCAGTGGCATTAACACCGCCTGTTGGAGCAGCGTCTATGACCACGTTAGGTGCTTCTGTATAACCAGCACCTGGGTTGGTAATACCTATAGAACCTACAGAACCTACAGGGTTAAGAGTTGTGCCATCCCACGCAAACAAACCTTTGGCAGGGTCTCCAATGACCGCATATTGGTTTTTGTACTGGGCTAGAGTCACTCCAGCATTAGAAAAAGTACCACTTACTGCCACATTTCCAGTTGCATTACCTGCGCCTGTACTGGTCAAACTAACATACTCAGCCCTACCATCTGCCTCAAAAGCAACAATGTAATCGGTTAAATTAAGGTTGGCAGAATAAAGAGATGAGACATTGGCACTGGTCACAATAGGAGCTGCATTGCTAGACAAGTTGACCGTGTTCTGACTGGCAACAATACGGATATTGCCACTACCAATAGGCATGGCGTTCTCAATCCACGAGAACTCCTTCTTTGTCTATAGCCGTGCGATTGGCCTTGGTGTTTAGACCTTTGAAGTTCTTAATGATGGCATAGGACTTTTTCTGTTCTGCTGATGCCATGATTAGTACGGTGTTGAATAGGGGTCAGGGATGCGTCTGGTGAACGAGCTGTTGAGTGCAGCTTGCACCTGTTGCTTGTATTGTTGCTGGAATATCTCTGCCTCCCCATAACTCTGCTCTTTGTACTTGGCTTTGTAAGCCGCATAAAAAGCTACAGGCTGAGTAAATGGGTCATTGATAGGGTCAGTGGCATTGAAGTTGGTAGATGTCAAAGCCGTTGGCAATATCACCGTGTCCACTTCCATGAGATAACTTTGGTCAGGCACAGGTCCTAAATAAATTTGTTGTTGACCATAAATGGAAAAACAAACAGGTCTACCAATGTAGTTTTGCCAATATCTCAACTGTGCATTGAAGTTAGAAAAAGGCAAATATCTAAGAGGAATACGTGAATTGCCCCAATAAATGGTCACATTCATCACGTCTAGAATTTGATTGACACTATCCAGGGCTGAATACGGAATGATTTCAGCAGGATTAGAATAAGTCAAATAAGCCGTACCATTGGCAAAAGGTGTAGTGGGGGGAAAGCCACCATTGCCTGTTGGGTAGGGAGGAGCAGATGTACCTAGCGTGCCACTGGTGGTGACTTGATAGGTATAAATGTTGGAGAAAATGTACTGACCAGAGGTGACTGCTAGATTAGCAGACCAAGGAATGGCTGCAGAACCATCAGCACCTATGGGTGTACTTGCAACAAGAAGGGTTCGTAAACAGCCAGTATCTCTTACAACACGTTCACGGGCGGCATTGATGTCGTCCGTTAACTCTTGGTCAGACCAGAAGACTCCGTTGGCATCGTGCAAGAGCCTTCGGACTTCCGTGATGTAGGAAGATAAGGTAGCCATTTAGAGTCCATGTTATGCTGCCCTCTGTGAGGGTTTTCCCCCTGCACGTTTTTCAACATGCAAGGGAACCACGCCTACAGCCGAGGGTAAAGAGCTGTCTTTTGCAGGTTTCTCAGTTGTAATCTCAAACTGAGACAAAATCTTCAAGCCTTGTTCCAGTTCGCTGTGGAGTGTTATCCACCCATAACGAACCAGAATTTGTTCTTTGTCCTCTTGTCCGTAACCGAACAAACGCACAGCTCCAGCCTCTGGTAACTCCACTGGGACATTTTTTTTNAAATCGTAGAGCACACCGTCATACCCAATGGTCAACGGTGTGTCTCCACGGTTAGTAACAAACACACTCATCAGAATGTTACAACGTCACCGTAAACACAAATGTTCACTGTGTTGTTGTTACCACTTGCAGTATTGACATTTACATACAAAGCGTTTGTCACATTACCACTCACAGCTAAATTGCTGTAAATGGTAGAGACAGACAAATCTTGATATGTGCCAGCACTCGTAACACTGCTCAAAGTCGCTGCGTTACAAACTAGGTTTCCACCATCATTTGTTGCAGAGATTGAGACGTTAGCAGTTGCAACGCTACCGTTAGGGTTATTGATGGTAACCCTTCTCACGATAATTGAACCAGAAGATGCTACGTTAGCACCTTTGGTCAAACCTCCACTCAAAATTGGAATGGAGATGGCTGCATTGCCAGCAGTGTTAAGTTGAGTCTGAGTGATAACAGCTACACGACCGTTGCCAAACGAGTCTAAATAGAACTGGGAAACTGAATCGTAACTAGCCATTTAGCACTCCTTATGATGCGTTGTATGTGCCAGACACGTTCTGTCCACCATTTGAGCCGTAAAGCGTAATGGTTGCAGATGTGTTGGTTGACAAAGCCTGGACGTTAGTACCATCAGACCACACGATACCAGCAGTGTTTGCAGCAAGGATGTTAGTCCATGTTGGTGAAGCAATGTTGGTAGAAGTGTTGAACTGAATGACCACGTTGGCTGTGGGCAATGCTTGATAAAGACCAGCAGGAACGGTCACACCAGAAGATGTGGCGTTAACTGCATAGGCTTCAAAGTATGCACCAGCCGTGTTGGTGGCTGCATTGGCAAGAATGATTTTATTTGGTGAAAGTGACATGACTCAGCTCCTTATAGTGACAAGTAGTTGTAGCCCGTGACTTTGGACATTGATTTTGGTTTCACGCTGACCAACTCAGCAATCATGATAACCGCACCAACATAACCAATTTGCCAGTTAGGTAAGGTAGATTCAAATCCTGTGAACACAAATGAACCTTGCTCGTGGATGTACAAGCTCAAGTAGTTGGTGTTCAGGAAGTAAACTGTACCTTCTGGGCAGTATGGGTCTGGATAGATTGGCACACCAGCAACCATCAAGGCTCTGAAAGCAGCTTGAGGACCGTTGTTGTCGCCATCAAAGGCAGAACCTGGGGTAATGACGTATTGCTCTTGGCCTACAAAGTCTTGAGCCAACAAAGTCCAAGTACCAAATCCGCAAACACCGAAAGAGGGCATTTCTGCACCTTTTTTCACTGTTCCAGAGATGTATTGGAGAATGTTTTGTCTAGTTGGGTTTGCGCCACCTGCAGCGTAAACCTTAGACTGCCACCATGTGTTGGAGTTACGGTTGATGTTACCGTAAGTGACTTGGTATGTAGAACCACCAGAGCCATCATCCACAGCAGCGGGCAAGCCGATGAACTGTTGGTTGTTGGTTGTGTTGTTGTACAAAGCCGTAGCCATCGCATCCATCATCACGTTGGTTGCATCGTTCATACGAGCTTCAATCAACGGAATAATGGCAGCGTCTTGTTGAACTGCGCCTTCCATACCGAGGAACGGTACGGGAGAAATCATCAGTTTCAAGTCGTATTCAGCATTGTAAGCACCTTGCTGGACAGAAGGCTGGTTGAAAGAACCAGAATAGTCTGACCATTGAGCATTTACAAACTGTGCGCCCTGGACGGGAACGGTTACAGAAGACACACCACCAGAGGCTTGTTGACTGTTGGCAATCAAAGCCGCCATCAAGGGCGTGGAGTTGTACAGTTGTACAACGAGTTTGGGAATAAAGGCTCTGCGGGTAACGTAGGTTAATTCAGTAAACTGACTTGACCCCGTTGCTGGCAGAATACCACCACCTATAGCCATAATGACTCCTTAAAGATGGGCATCTCTGCCCCGACAAATTAAACCCTCTTGAAAACCTTATCTCAACCCAATAGGACGGTTACGGGGATTCCGCAATTCATCCAACGCCTTTGCAGCTTCATTACGAGCTGCATTGACAGGGCTTTTCCAGTAGGCGTTTAAGTCAAACTTATTCAACCCACTTGGATTGTAACCAGATGGTGTGGGCTTGGCAGCTTGTTTCATCCAGTTGTGATACTCGGCAGCGGTCTCATGATTGGTGATACCACGCTCAAGCATAATCTTTTCCACGTCTTTAATCTCATCTTCAGATTCAATGAGATTGTTTTTCATCAGGTTCATCCTACGCTTCTCTAGGTCAGCCAAAGCATCTTTCTCTCTGAGCTTTGCTTCTAGAGCTTGCACACGAGCCTCAGATTGGTTCATGCTTCTTTGCGTGTACTCTTCAATTTCTAATTCAGGGATTGGCAAATCAGGTTTGACCTTCTTTGTCATCCGCAAAAAGTCTTTGCGAGTTTGTGGATTTTCAGCAAGTGTTTGAGCAAGACTAGCTAGCTCGTCACGTGCTTCTAATGAAAGATTTTCTAAAGACATATTTTTACCCTCTTACCGATTAAATAACTCTTTTGCCGTCACCAGGCTTTTTCACCTGCATGGCGTTTTTGCTAACCTTGTTTGCGCCATTCAAGCCACCAAGTTGAGCATAACGGGGTGTGTTGGTCACAACGCCATTTTGCTGATTGGTATCTGTAGGTCTGCGGGGTGCCGCTGCACCTCTTGGTTTAAATAAATCCATGATAACTCCTGATTACATTGGGGAAGGTGGCATACCACCTGGGGGGGGAGGCATACCG